ATGGGTGTTTCCTACTGCTTCAACGTGGACATCTGGCTCTGGTAATTTTTACATCATTGAACACGCCACAAACGGCGGTACGCTTTTTTATTATCAAAATAGAATTGCTTATTACAATCCAACAACTGGAACTGGTAGCGCACTTTACACAAGCGGAGGAACGGTTGCCCCTAACCAGTGGAGTCATATTGCAGTATCGAGGGAATCTGGAACCACAAGAATTTATGTAAATGGGCAATTAAGTACCAGTGGTAGTGATGCAAATAATTACGCAGCACAAGCGGTAACTATTGGCAGGTCTGGAGTCGGGACTCAAGAGTATTTTGGCTACATGTCAAATGTTCGCATCGTCAAAGGCCGTGCTGTCTACACATCAGCGTTTACACCTCCAACCACCCCACTAACCCGCACCACAGGCGGCACAAACCCACCACAGGGTACAGAATGTTCGCTGCTTACCTGCCAAAGCAACCGCTTCCTAGACAGTAACGGTGTCAATATACCGGCATCTAGCCCACTCACCATCACAGTAAACGGAAACACCTCCGTACAAGCCTTCTCTCCATTCACCCCCAGTGCTAGCTGGAGTGCTGCCGCTTATGGCGGTTCGGGCTACTTTGAGGGTAGTGGAGATTATTTAACAGTTGCAAATAACGATGCACTGAATTTAGGTAACTCTGACTTTACTATTGAAGGCTGGTTTTTTTCCGGCGCAAGTTTTGGAGGGCTGTTTGCGAAAAGAGGGTCTAATACAATAGCAGGAATCGCCGCATATACAGACGGCACAAAGATTCAATATTTGTGTGCTATTGGTGGTAGCTGGGCCGTCAATATGCTAGGTACGGCTAACTGGGTATTTAATCAATGGAACCACTTTGCGTTTGTTAGAAGCGGTAGTACGTTTACCAGTTACATCAATGGAGTTGTAAGCGCCACGGCTACAAATAGCGGAACGATTGATACAAATACAGGTGGGTTTGCAATTGGAGCGACTGCCGCAGACGGTGCTGGTTTGGCGACATCTCCTTTTTATCTTGGCAGCATGCGAGTAGTCAAAGGCACCGCTGTATACACCGCAGCCTTTACCCCACCCAGTGGTCCACTTACAGCAATACCAGGCACTAGCCTCTTACTGAACTTTACCAACGCTGGCATAGTTGACTATACCGGCAAAAATGTTCTAGAAACCCTAGGCAATGCCAGTAACGTTACCGCGCTGAAAAAATCACTTATATCTGCTAAAGGCAGTTTATATTTTGATGGTACGGGTGATTCTGTTAATGTGCCAAGTAGCAATTCTATTAATTTTGGTTCAGGCAATTGGACAATAGAATTTTGGATGTATACTGCAAATGTAAGCACTCGACAAGACATTCTAGACAGACGAGCAACAGCAACAGTTACTGGTTGGATGCTTTGGATGAATGGTACAGCAGCTAGACTGGCATTTTATACTTCTTTTGGTTGGCCTTTCATAACATCTAATACAGACATTATAGCTAATACTTGGACTCATGTTGCTGTTGTAAGAAATGGTAATTCTTTCAAAATGTATCAAAACGGAGTTGAAGTTGCATCAGGCACTAACGCATCTGCAATGCCTGATGACAATACTTATCTCCGAATTGGCACCAGTGTTGAAAATGCTAATTATTATAACGGCTACATACAGGACCTTAGAATAACCAAGTATGCACGCTATACAGGTACATTTACACCGCCTGTACGCACCTTTGCACACAATGTCCTAGACATTGGCCACAAGCAGTGGACGCCTGTAAACTTTAGTGTGGCTAGTGGTGCTGGTAATGATAGCCTAGTAGATACACCTACACCATATGGTATTGATGCGCCAGTAGCAGGTAGTTATGCAACTTTTGATGCTACATCAAGCTCAGTTACCCTAAGCAACGGCAACTTAACTCTTACCGGCGTAGCCGGAGCCGGTTACAATAAAGCCAATACTACAACAGCCGTTTCTTCAGGCAAGTGGTACTTTGAAGCAACTTTAGTTAGTGCAGGCACTGATACCAGCATAGGTATTAGCCAGGGCAATAGCTCATCGACTTATCCGGGGCAGGAAGCAACTTCATATGCCTATGTGCTGGAAAAAGGTCAAAAGTTCAATGGCAACTCGCCGGCTGCATATGCAGCGTCGTTGGCTGCTGGTGATGTCTTCATGTGCGCTTTTGATTTAGATAACAACAAGCTGTTCTTTGGAAAAAACGGCACTTGGTTTGCAAGTAGTAATCCGGCTACTGGAGCAAATCCAGCTTTCACGCTTACTGCTGGAACATACAGAGCAGTTGGTCGCCCATACGGCACTAACACGGCTACCTTCAACTTTGGTGCTAGCACATTTGCCTATACACCGCCAACTGGCTTTGCAGGGCTGCAAGATTTTGTATCTGGCGGCGTAGTGCGCGGCAATTATGCAACACTAAATCCCATTAACAATTCAGGTGGAACTTTTACAAACGGTAATTTAGATTGGACTACCCCAGCCACAGATCAACGAATGGCATTATCTTCAATGTCAGTGTCTGGAATATCAAAATGGTATTGCGAATTTACTATGGGATCTAAAACAGGGTCATATTGGTCAGTAGGAATATTTGGAAACTCAACTGCATGGAATCCAAGATTACAGTATCGTAGTGATGGAGCAAGATGGGTTGATTCTACCCAGCAGGCAGGTAATTGGTCCAGCTTTACTCAAAATGATATCATTGGGATTGCTTTCGATGGTCCCACAGGAACAGCTACATTTTATAAAAATGGTGTCTCCCAAGGAACTATGACAGTGACTGATCTCACCGTGCTACAATATTTTGCATGCACTTCTGATGGTTCTGGCGGAACAATGAATTATACTGTTAATTTTGGTCAACGCCCATTCAACTACACTGCACCTAGTGGGTTCAAGGCACTGTGCACACAAAACCTATCAACACCTAGTATAGTTAAATCTAACACGGCGTTTGATGCACTTGTTTGGTCCGGCGACGGCGTCAATAACAGAAAGCTCACAACAAACTTTAGTCCAGATTTGTTTTGGGTTAAGGCTAGAAATAGCGCCGCCTACCATTCAATAAACGATTCGGTGCGCGGAGCAAACGCAATCCTGCAGACCAACACAACCTCCGCTGAACAAGTCAATTCAAACGGCTACGTTACTACGTTTGCCGCAGATGGCGTAAATATAACAAACGGCTCTGACATAAACGCATCGGGAACGAATTACGTTGGCTGGGCTTGGGACGCTGGTACTACTACCGTTACAAACACGGCAGGAACTATTAGTGCTCAGGTTCGCGCAAATCCAACTACAGGATTTTCTATAGTTTCCTATACAGGAGTTGTCGGTGGAAATAGTGTTGGTCATGGTCTTGGCGTTGCTCCAAAATTTATAATTGTCAAAGGACGTACAACAAGCGCTTGGATAGTATATACACAAATGACTGGTGTAAATGCATATTTATATCTTCATACTAGTGGTGCAAGCGTTAGTGATGCTGGTATTTGGTCAGGTACAGGCAGCGGAGTTACTAGCAGCACTTTTGGTGTTCGAGGTGCATCAGACAATGGACTTACTGGAGTAAATCTAATTGCTTATTGTTTTGCTGAAGTTCCTGGTTTCTCAGCTTTTGGTAGTTATACAGGCAACGGCAGCACAGATGGACCGTTTGTCTACACAGGATTTAGACCGGCTTGGATTATGATAAAACGGTCCGACAATACGGAAAATTGGAATTTGTATGATACTAAACGCAACAGCTACAATGTTGCAGATTCAGAACTATATCCGAATCTTAGTAATAGTGAAGGAACTTATGCTGATAGAGATTTTTTATCAAATGGGTTTAAAATTAGAAACACTAACATAGGCAGAAACGCCAGTGGTAGTACTTATATCTACGCAGCCTTTGCTGAAAACCCCTTTAAATATAGCCTAGCGAGGTAAAAATATGTTTGTAATAGTTAAAAGTGGTGAAATTACAGGCACTATTGAGCCTGGCCGCAGCTTAGTAATTGATAGTATTGACTATGGTCCTGACTGGCGAAATTTAGTTGATTTATCCAGCTTAGGTATTTTAGAGGTAGTAGAAAGTCAAGAACCTGATCAGCGCTTCTATTGGACTAATAGTAGTATACAACTATTTAATGGTATACCACATAGAGTATACACTGCTACAGCCAAAGACTTGGATAGTTTAAAACAGCAGTATATTGCAGCTAACAAACAAAACTGCAATCAACAGCTGCAAGAAACAGACTGGATGCTGATTAGAAAACTAGAGCGCAATATAGCTGTTCCACCTGTGGTGGAACAAGCGCGCACAGAGATTGTTGCAAACTGTAATCAGCTAGAAGCTAGTATACTAGCTGCAACTACTGTAGAGGAGTTAATAGATTTAGTTAGTCCAGGCAGTCAAAAGTACGTGCCAAGCAGTGTTCAACCAGATCTACCTGTACCACAACTACAACCAACACCTGTTCAGCAGGTGTTAGTTGAGCAACAAACACCCGTTGAACAGGTATTAGCAGCACCACCTGAACAACTAAGTGTTGATACACTAACTACTAGCCAAATAGCTACACTAGTATAAGGAACTAAAATGTTATATGCACGAGTAATTAATGGCCAAATCTATGATCAAGCTGCACTAGCAGACCTATTTCCCAATACTAGTTTTCCACAGGCCGGACCCACACAGGAATTTTTAGCCGGTGAAAATTTGGTACCTATTCAAGAGCGCAAGCAGTATGATGCACAAACACAGGTCCTAGAGCGTGTGCCTGCTTATATTGAAGATGGAGTTGTATATGTAGTGAAGGCACGTGCCAAAACTAGTGAAGAACTACAAGCTGAGCAATTGGCCCTAGCAGCACAAAATGAGCGGCAAGCCAAGCAGCTACTAGCCAGCACAGATTGGACGCAGTTGGCTGATGTAACACTGGTTAATAAGCAGGAGTTTGCCACCTATCGCGCACAACTTCGCCAAATAGCAACAAACCCACAAGCTGTGGTAACATGGCCAGCACCTCCCGCTAATGTTTGGCAATAAATAGGAATATAACAAATGGCTAATGTAATCAATGCACAAAATGGTATAGCTAGCACTGCTGATGCTACCAATGACCTTAATATTCAAGCAGGCGGCAGTACCTTTGTAGAGATTGCTAGCGGTGCACTTAACTTAAAAACCGCTGGCACAAATGCACTGCAAGTGGATACTAGCCAGCAAATCACACTGCCCAAACGTCTTACACTGCCAGCGCAAAAGATCAAAGTTAATGATATTGGCACGCAAAGTACTGCTAGCGCCACAGTTACCATTAACCTAGCTACACATACCATACATACTATAACACTAGCAGCTGCTACAACTTTTGCATTTTCAAATGCACCTAGCAGTGGCGAATCGCAGGTAGTTTACCTGCGCATAACAAACGGTGGCAGTACTACTATAACCTGGCCTGCCAACACCAAATATGCTGGTGGCACACCGCCTACACTAACCACCACTGGTGTAGACCTACTAGGTGTTGTCTACGACTTGGCTACTACCACCTATATGGTATTTGTTATTGGACTAGATGTAAAATGAATGAGCTATTAATAGCAACTCAAAAAACCAGTGCTGTACAAGTTGATCCTTACTATAACCTAGTAAGCCTACACCTTAAAGGCGATGTAAATACTGGTCGCGACTACAATGCCTTTTCCGATGCTAGTTCAAATAACTTTAGGCTTACTAATAGTGGTGATGTGCGTGGTACTAGTTTTAGTCCGTATAACACTAGTTGGAGTGCGTATTTCGATGGTACTGGGGACTTTGTAACCACGTCGTCTTCAGCCGCACTTGCTCTTTCAACGGGTGACTTCACTGCTGAATGCTGGGTATATCCAGTTTCTATACCAAATTGGGGTGGGATCTACAGTTCTGATCCCACTACGGGAAATGCGGGATTAGCTTTTGGATTTAGGAACACAGGTGACGGTCAGCTTCAAGTAAAGCTAGGAAACGATGCAAGTCAAGATGCATTTTACTCAACGTCAAACGTCAGGCTTCAAACCTGGTCGCATTTGGCCGTGGTACGCAGCGGGTCTGGCACAAACAACGTAACTTTATATATCAATGGTGTAGCCGCTGGTTCAATGACAAGCAATCGTGATGTAACGCACACAATTGCGGTACTTGGACGCTGGTACACAACATCGGATAACTACTACTTCAACGGCCATCTTTCTAATTTTCGGCTTATCAAAGGTCAAGCCTTATTTACCGGAAACTTTACGCCGACCACATCGACCCTTACCTCGTCATCGGTTGGGCATACAGGAACTGGTGTAGCAGCGTCCTTAACGGGCACCGTTAGCCTACTTACCTGTCAATCCAATCGATTCATCGATAGCACCACACCCAACGCTGCCAAGTCTGGTGGCTTGACTCTTACACCAAGTGGCGAAACTCGCATCTCCAGCTTTAGCTCATTTCTTGATAGTGATACCACTAGTGGGTCGGGGTACTTTGATGGTAGTGGGGATTATTTGAGTGCGGCAAGTAATGCTGCTTTTACACTTGGAAGTTCATCAGATTTTTGTATTGAGGGTTGGGTTTATTCAACAGGCACACCAGGGACAGACGCGGTTATTGCAGGAACTTGGCAGAATGGTTCATCAGCTTTTGCTAATCGGTGGCTTCTTTCTTTAAGGACTAGTGGAACTGCTATTTACTGGTGGGATTCAACGGGTAGCCCAGGAATCACTTATACAGGAATAACAACAAATCAATGGGTGCATATTGCAGTTGTAAGAAATTCTGGAACTATAACGCTCTATGTAAATGGTGTATCTAGAGGAACTCAAACCACAAACCAAGCGTATACAACCCAAGATTCTTTGAAAGTTGGCGGTGGAATAACAGGAACCTCGGATTTTCCTGGATATATTTCAAGTTTAAGAGTTGTACTAGGTTCTCCCGTATACACCACAGCTTTTACCCCACCCACCGCACCCCTAGCCGCAACTCAATCTGCTGGAACAAATATACAGGCAATCACGGGAACGCAGACAGCCCTACTCACCTTACAAGAACGCGGTGCCTACAACACCATTGGGTTCCAGGACGAAAGCGAATATCAACATGTGATTACTCGTCCCAGTGGAGCAAACGTAGCGCAGGGTACGTTCAGTCCTTTTAGCAATAGTGGTTGGTCGAATTCATTCAACGGGTCTACTGATTGTTTATCTGTTGCTAGTCACGCAGATTTTAATTTTGGCAGCGGAAATTTTACAGCAGAGTGTTGGGTAAATTGGAACACAGCTTCTGGAAACGCGGATCAAGTTATTTTTGCATTTGGCTCTAGTGGTCAAACTGAAGCTGGATTTAGGCTGGTTAGCAATAACACGATTGTTTTAGATGTTGATGAATCTGTAAGAGTATCTTATTCCTTTGTTCCAACTGCTGGAACTTGGTACCATTTTGCTGTTGTTAGAGATGCAGCCAACACCTACAAAATCTATCAAGACGGAGTACTAAAAGCCACAGGAACCTATACATATACACAAGCTCAAATTGGTCTTTTTATTGGTGGTATTAACTGGGCTAACAACTACGGTGTCAATGGGTTTATCTCTAATTTTCGGGCTGTAAAAGGCATTGCGGTATACACAGGAGCCTTCACTCCGCCCACCGCGCCGCTAACAGCAACTCAGTCTGCCGGAACTAATATCTCAGCAATCACAGGATCAGCAACTTCAATCCTAACGCTGCAAAGCAACCGTTTTGTTGATAACAGCGTTAGCCCCAAAACCCTCACGGTTGGCGGCTCCCCCCGTGTCACCCCCTTCTCACCCTTTGCACCGTTTGCCTATGATGCTGCTGTGCATGGTGGGTCGGCGTATTTTGATGGGAGTGGGGATTATCTAAATCTGGCTTCTAGTGACGCCTTCAATATTTCATCCGGCGACTTCACGATAGAAACCTGGGTATACAGATCGTCCACGCAAGCATCTACATATCCACGCATACTGACGATTGGAAACGCCAACTACAGTGCGCTGATTTTGTGGACCTCAGGAAACACGATTACCGTTGACGTATCTACAAACGGAGCTTCTTGGACTAATTGGACGTTTGGCGGAGCAACAATCACTAACGACACTTGGACCCATCTAGCCTTAGTCAGAAACGCCGGAACGATCAGTTTGTACAAAGATGGTGTATCTCAAGGAACTCCGGTTTCAAATTCATCTTTCCAGCTTGCAACTCCTGCGATATATGTCGGAACCTTATTTAGCCCTGCAAGCAATTATTGGACGGGCTACATTGGCTCAACCAGAATTGTCAAAGGCACTGCCGTATACACCAGCAACTTTACCCCACCCAGTGGCCCACTTCCCCTCCTTGACAACACCAGTCTACTACTTAATTTCACCAATGCCGGAATCATTGATAGCACTGGTAAAAATATCATCGAGACCGTAGGTAACGCTGGTGTGGTCACAACCAGCATTAAGAAGTATGGAAGCGGCAGCATGTACTTTGATGGGACGGCTGACTATTTGGTAGGAAGATCAACGGACTTGTTGTCGTTCAACACAGGCGACTTTACGGTTGAGATGTGGGTTTATCCTACTTCGGTAGCCGGTGCTATTGTGTTAATTGACACTAGGGCATCAGGAACAGATTCTGGGTGGGCGTTTTATATTAACTCTTCTAGCAGGCTGGCTCTTTTTACAAGCAATGCTGACCGAATAACAGCAGCATCTGCATTAAGCGCAAGCACTTGGACGCATATTGTTTTAGCCAGATCAGGTAGTACCCTTGCTGTTTATATGAATGGTGTGCAGTCTGCAACGGCTACCTACTCAACAACAATGACTTGCCCTGGAAGGATTTCTATTGCATCAGGTTTTGATAATCTAGCCCCATTAAACGGCTACATCGATGACCTCCGCATCACCAAAGGTTTCGCACGCTACACAACTAACTTCACAGCCCCAACCAAAGCCCACCCAGACAGTGGTGTGCTGAGCACCTTAACCACTAGCATGGTTGCACCTAGTACGGTTGACTATCTTGTGGTTGGTGGGGGTGGTGGTGGCGGTAGAGAAAACTTTTCTTCTGGCCTTGGTGGTGGTGGCGGTGCCGGAGGGTTTATCACAGGTGCAACTACTGTTTCGGCTGCAACGAACTATGTAATTACAGTAGGCGGTGGTGGTCCAGGATTAACCGCCGCTGGAACTTCAAATGATGGATTCCCATCGTCTATTGTTGGTGGAACAAGTCCAAGCGCATTTACCATTCCAGGTGTTGTTGCTGCTGGCGGTGGCGGAGGTGGTGGAGGAACTTCCCCTGGAATTGCCGGAAGAGCTGGTGGGTCAGGCGGTGGCGGGGGTACACCTTCTCCTAGTAATGGCGGCGCTGCTTCTCCGGCTGGGCAAGGAAATGCTGGTGGATCGTATTCTGCAACTTCACCAAATTCTGGAGGCGGTGGCGGTGGAGCTGGAGAGGCGGGAAATACTGATGGGCAAGGTGAGGGAGGTGACGGAACAGCTTCTTCTATTTCCGGTTCTTTAGTAACTTATGCTGGTGGTGGTGGTGGAAGCGCATCTTTTCTTACGAAAAGTGGTGGATTGGGCGGCGGAGGTGATGGAGGTAATGCACCTTCTGGCCCGTCAGCACAACCAGGTGGCACAAACACTGGCGGTGGCGGTGGCGGTGGATTTAACAGCACTCCTGGCGGGACTTCAGGAGCAGGTGGCTCCGGTATCGTCATTATTGCTTATCCAAGCACGTTTAAACCACTAAAAGCCAGCCTAGGCTTAGTCTATACAATCGATACGGTTACCCGAGCTGGGTACCGAGTTTATAAATTTACTGCCGGTACCGGCACTATTAGTTGGTGATTAACATGGCACACTATGCATTTTTAGATAGTAATAATATTGTAACTGAGGTTATTGTGGGACGCGATGAAGGCACACTAGGCATAGACTGGGAACAGTTCTATGCCAGTGAGCGTGGTCAACCTTGTGTACGTACTAGTTATAATGCCAACATACGCAAAAACTATGCTGGCATTGGTTATAGTTATAATCCAACATTAGACGCATTTATACCATTACAACCTTATCCAAGCTGGCAACTAGATACAACAACTTGCCAGTGGACGGCACCACAGCCATATCCTAGTGATGGTGCCATTTACACCTGGAATGAGTCTAGCAGTAGCTGGCAAGTATTAGCAACATGAGTAGTCCACTACTAAGATTTGGCAAACTACCGCGCGTAGTTCCACTAAGCGTTAGCTACCTAGTAGTAGGTGGTGGTGGAGGTGGCGGCAGTGGAGCAGGTGGCGGTGGCGGAGGTGGTGGTGTAGTTGAAAGCTTAAACATTATAGGCTATAGCTTAAACAGCGCGTATACACTAACTGTGGGCTTAGGTGGTGTTGGCCAATATTATAACTCTACTCCTACTATACCAGCTACTCAAGGCGGTCTTTCACAGTTTGCTGGTATAGTTGCCTATGGTGGTGGTCGTGGTGCTGGTTGGGGCAGCAGTAATCCCACCTATACTACTGGCGGCGACGGTGCTAGTGGCGGCGGTGGCTGGGGCCAAGGCGGCATGGGTGGCAATGCCAGCCAAGGCTACCCAGGCGGCGAAGGTGGCGGTTTAACCGGCAGTCGTCGCGGTGGGGGTGGTGGCGGTGCAGGTGGACCTGGCGGTGTTAGTGTAGCTGCTGGTGGCAGCGGTGGTGCTGGCGTGCAAAGTGCAATTACTGGTAGTTATTATGGTGGCGGTGGTGGCGGTGCAGGATTTGCTACTACTGGCACTGGCGGCACAGCTGGTATTGGCGGTGGTGGCTTAGGTCAAGGTGCTAATCAAAGTGGCACACCAGGCGGTGCAAACACTGGTGGTGGAGGCGGTGGAGAACACGGCACTGCTCAAAATGGTCAAGCTGGTGGCAGTGGCGTTGTAGTTTTGCGTATACCAGATAGTTTTTCAGCTAACTTTAGTGCTGGAGTTGTTTACCAATTAAACAACTCCAGCGGATATAAAACCTATACTGTTACTAGTGCCGCTAGCGGCCAAACAGTTACTTTTTCTAGTTAAAATAATTTTATGCGTTCAAGCAAGTTAAAAATATGTGTTTATGCTATTAGTAAAAATGAGCAACAATTTGTACAACGATTTTGTAATAGTGCTAGCCTTGCCGATTTAATACTAGTTTGTGATACAGGCAGTACTGATGGTACAGCAGAGTTGTTAAAAGAGTGTGGTGCACAAGTTTACAACATAGCAGTAAAACCCTGGCGATTTGATACTGCACGTGATACTGCTCTTAATCTAATACCTGGTGACTATGACGTATGCATTAGCCTAGATCTTGATGAAGTCCTAGAACCTGGCTGGCGTGAAGAAATCGAGCGTGTGTGGACTGAAGGCACTACTAGATTGCGCTATAAATTTGATTGGGGGCATAATATACTATTTTACTATGAAAAAATACATCATCGCTACGGCTATCACTGGCATCATCCAGTGCATGAGTATCCGCGTGCTGATGGACGTATTCAAGAAGTTTATGCACACACAGATAAACTACTAGTATCACACCATCCAGATCCAACAAAAAGCCGCAGCCAATACTTAGACCTATTACGACTAGCCGTTAGCGAAGACCCACACTGTTCACGCAATGCTTTTTACTTTGCACGTGAACTAACCTTTTATAACCTGTGGAGTGAGGCCATAGGTGCGCTAAACAACTACCTAGAATTACCAGGCAGTACTTGGCCTAATGAACGTTGCTATGCTATGCGGCTACTAGGCAAGTGCTATGAAAATTTAGGTGATCTGGTAACTGCACAGCGTTGGCATAGACTAGCTTGTATTGAAGCGCCTAATACTCGTGAACCTTGGGTTGACCTAGCACTAAATTGTTATAGTCAACAACAGTGGCTAGAGTGTTACTATGCTAGTAAACAAGCAGTTAGTATAGTGGACAAACAACTAGTATATACCTGTGATCCTGAAGTATGGACAGGTAAGCCGCATGACTTACTAGCTCTTAGCAGTTATAATCTAGGTTATTTTAGTGAAGCTATACACCACGGCAAATTAGCCGTAGAACTATCACCACATGATAGTAGAATGAGGGATAATCTAGCACATTATTTACTTAAGGAGTAGTAGTGTTCTTATTAAATTTTATACCTGATTGGTTTTTTCCACTGTTGGCTACCGCTTGTGTACTACTATTTTTTATAACCAGATTTTTTGCACACCTAATACCACAAGCTAAAGTTGTACACTACAGTTGTATTCCACTATTTGCACTTACAGTATTTTTCATGGGTGCAAATTGGAATAACAACTACTGGCAAGCTAAATTGGCTGAAGAAACTGCTAAAGCAGAAGCTGCAGCCAAACAGCAAGAGCTAGCTAATAACGAACTTAAATTGGAACGAGAAGCTAAACTGAAAGAACTTAAGCTTTCAGCAGAACGTGAACGTCAGCAAAACAAGCGTTTTATTGAGGTGTTAAAGTCCAAGGACGCTACAGTGCAAAATGTATTGGCAACACTTAGTAAGGCTGAACAGGACAAATATGCTGCTCTAGGCGAAAAGGATAAACAAGCTGCTAATAAAAAATTGGAAGATGTATTAGCAAATGCTAAAAATTGTCCTACTGTACCTGAGTTATATGTAGAACGATTAAATAATACAGCCAGAGGTATAAAACAATGAAATGGATAGTATTCATACTAGCATTACCACTAGCTGGGTGTTTACAAACTTTTAAGGTAAATCCGCCCTGGCCAAATGTACCTGATCCAACAATGCTTACGCAATGCGAAGTATTAAAAACCATAGACGCACAAGCTGTAAGCATGGCAGAACTTGTAGACCTAGTACAACAAAACTACCAGCTATATCACCTTTGTAAACTAAATAACGATAGCTGGGTTAAGTGGTATAACACTCACTGGAAAAAGGACAAGTAATGGAATTAACACTAGATCAACTTAAGCAGGTTATACCAAAAAATCAATATGTTAGCTACTGGCATCATGCACTAGAACAATTACTACCACAATATGAGATAAACACACCAGATCGTATAGCTGCCTTTTTAGCACAGTGTGCACATGAGTCGGGTGGTTTTGTGTTTATTAAGGAAAACCTAAACTACCGCTGGCAAAGCCTACGTAAAGTATTTCCCAAGTATTTTCCCACAGATGCATTGGCGCAGCAATACGAAAAGCAACCACAAAAGATTGCTAATCGTGTATATGCAAGTCGCATGGGCAATGGTCCTGAGGAGTCGGGAGATGGCTGGCGATTCTGTGGGCGTGGATTAATACAGGTAACTGGCCGAGATAACTACAGCTGGTTTGCAGCTAGCCTACAGATTAGCCCTGAAGAGGCGTCAGAGTACATGGAAACCTTTGAAGGTGCTGCACAAAGTGCTTGCTGGTTTTGGGAATCAAACAATCTCAATCAGTGGGCAGATAAGCAGGATATTTTAACATTAACAAAACGTATCAATGGTGGTACAATTGGCTTAGAAGATAGAAAAAAACACTATGAGCATTGTTTACACGTACTAGCTCATTAAACTTAGTCTAGGAGACTAATATGAAACGAGTATTAGCCTTTCTTTTAATAGCACTAACAACATCAGTATTAGCCCAAACTAATACTAGTACACAAAATACTACTGCTGGCACTACAACTAGCACAACCGGATTAATTGATCAAGGTAACTATGACGGTGGCAGAAGCTTAGTAGATACTAACAGTACTAGCAATAGTACCAGTACTGTTACTACTAATAACATAAGTACTAGTAATAGTACTGCAACATCTACTAGTACAGTAAATAGTAACTCAGTTAATGCAAATACTAATACAAGCACTAGTACAAATATCAACACTAACAATAATGTACAAAGTGGTACAGCTACTAATATTAACGACAATCGTATGAGTGGTAGTGTAACTTATACAAATAATAACAATAATAGTGGTACTATGACCTACAACAACAATAATGTTAATACTGGTACTATGACTTACAACAACAACAATATTACTAGTAGTACAAATAAAAACGAAAACATTAATAGTGGTACTATGACTTACAACAACAATAACGTTAATAGTGGTACTATGACATACAACAATAATAATGCTACAACTAGCACCAGCAGAAATGAAAATATTAATACTGGTACGCAAACGCTAAATAATAACAATGTTAGTACTAGTACTAGTAAAGTTGAAAACATAAACACTGGTACAATGACCTATAACAATAACAATGTTACTACTAGTAACAGCACTGTAAACAACGTGCAAACTGGTGATATGACTAATAGAAATTATAGTCAGAGTGTTTCAGCATCTAATAATGTTAACACTAATAACAATATTAGTAACAGTATTAATCAAAATATTCAAACTGGTGAAATGACTAATCGTAACATTAATGAAACTACGGTTACTCAACGTGTAATTCAACCGCCACCAACAGCTATAGCACCAGCAATGATGAGTGGTGGTAGTCCAGATCTTTGTACTACTGGTCAAAGCGGAGCAGTTCAAACTCAGATATTTGGTATGGCCCTAGGCGGTACACAGCGAGATATGAATTGTGAGCGACTAAAACTATCAAAAACATTATTTGACATGGGTATGAAAGTAGCTGCGGTAGCTACCATGTGTCAGGATAGACGGGTGTTTGATGCTATGATGATGGCAGGTACGCCTTGTCCCTATGAGGGGTTAATTGGTGAACAAGCTAAAGAAGCTTGGGCAAAGAATCCTGATAAGTTGCCCAAGCTAGTTAAAGAGAATGGCTAGGCTAAAAGATAAAGCTGTAGTTTGGGCTATATTGCTAGTATTAATGACCCTATCAATACTACCAGGTTTTGCACAAACTAGTAGCTTAGACATTACTGGAAACTTAGTTAATAATACTCAAACTGCTACAGCCTCTTCAAGTACCTGGCAAGGCGGAACATTTGTACCAGCACTTACATGTTGGGCACCTGGAGATCCTGGATATTGCGGCCCTAATCCTATGATTCGCCCAGATGGTAATATTAACTTTAGTTATGGGTTAGGTAATCTTTATCAATATGCTAACGTAGCAAAATCACTGCCATATAGTGGAACTAATCTAGTAACAACAGGTTTTCTATTTAGTTGGAGCAGTAAAAATGGAAATGGTTGGGATGATGGTAGATTAGATCAATTAAGCGCTTATGTTAATTTGTACGACAAAGGCGGAAGTACTATACTAGAAAGCTATAACTATAACTTAAATTTTATACATAACTGGACAACATATAACTGGAGCCAAGACTGGACTAAACTTAGACGCCCAAATGAAGTTAGCAATGTTCAATTTGGTTTTGTAGGTATGGATAATAATTATTGGGCAGGACCTTATGGCCCAGAAATTACTAATGTTAGTTTTCAACTTAAATACAAACCAGATCCTTGTGTTAATAACCCACTGTACAGCCCAGACTGTCCAAAATTTCAAGAAGCATTACAAAAGAACTTAACTACTACTACAAATAATGATGTAGTTAAAACAGAAGATACCACATATACTGTAGCTGTTACTTATCAAGAACAATCTAAACCTAAACCACTTGACAAACAGGATTTATTTGAAAAAGAACCTGGCGTAGTAGAATTAGAATTTAACGAAGAGCTAAGACCAATAGATGTTAATATTGATAGATTAATAACTACTCTTATAAAAATAGATGATAATCAGCAACGTGAGCAGCGAATATCATTAGATGCGTCTACAGCAGCAGTGCAAGAAACTGAAAAATTAACTCAGCAGGTTGTAAAACAAGCAGAACAAGTTGCTTCAAGGTTTGCTAGACTAAGCGCAGAAGCAGGCATTAGTACGCAACAACAAGCAGTTATTTTAGCAACTAGTAAAGATAGTAAAAGTCAACAATCTTTGAGCTTATTTCAAGCTCCTACCAGTAACAGTTCTAGTACTTTTCAACTACAAGGTTCACCACAACAATTTAGTGTTCTACAAAATCCTAGTCAGCAAACAACAAGTGCTGTTGTAACAGTATCACAAGATAACAAAACAAAACAACAGTCTATAGCTACATCAAATATTACTACTCAAGCTAATATACAAGAAGTAGTAAATACATCTACAATAATTAATAGTTCTAGTAGTTTAGTTCAGTCTTTAGGTAGTAGCGCAACATCATCTTTACAACTAATATCCTTAAATCCACTATTAGGACAAACTCAAGATATACCAACGCAGCAGTCTAATTTTTTAACTAATAAGGCAGACCCATTAAACAGTGTATTAGATAGTAGACCGATCACTGAAGAAGCTAAGCAAGATAGTAAAGTTAGCACTGTTAGACAAAACGTTCAAGATAGTGAGATAGCAGGTAACTTATCGATATCTAATATTGCACAAATACCTATAGGATTTAATTCTTATTTAATAACACTAGCAGACGTTAGTTTTTATCAACCCAAGGAAATTTATCGTAATCAACGTACCATAGATAATAGACGTGCACTGCAAAACTTACGCAGCGATGAGCTGCACCAGCAGATGATAAACCAACAGTGGAGGTAGCCGTGAGTGAAGAAAAAGTAAACTTAGACAAAAAAGTAGAAGAACTAGAAGCTGCGGCTAAAAAGTATGCTAGTAAAGATACTGTTATTAGTGTAGGTGGTTATGATTTTACGCCTGCTAAATTAATGATTGTGGCTACACTATTAAGCAGTGTACTAGGTGCATTATATGGTGCTTTTGAAGTTTACAAAGACTATATAGGCATGAAAAAGAAGATTGCCGAGTATGTAGCACCAGATTTTAGCGAATTTGATAAACGACTGGCAGTTATAGAGGAAAATTCTACTAAAACTGCTAGGGCTGTGCAGGAAGGATCAGATAAAACTGCTGAGTATACGCGCGATATTAAAAATGATCTTAAAGGTGATATACGTAGACTTGAAAAGGTAGTTGAAAGCGTAGAGTCCAGCAACAAAACGCAGCAGCGTGAACTAGATAAAACTGTGCAGGAAATTAAGGTTGAGGTTAGATCTATACAAAAAGCAGCCGATCAATCACTTAATGCTGCTACTAAAGAAATGAATAAGATGAGTGCTGATAATGCTAAAGCTATTGCAGCTAATAATCGTGAAGTTGATGCTAAATTAAAGGCACTTGACAAGAAAATTAGTGAAGATCTTAAAAAAGCACTAGATAATCCACTAGCTAACAAGTAAGGACTAGTATGAGTGATAAACCAGAACCTAAACCATTAACTCGTAGTGAAAAAGAAGCTAAAATCAAGGACAAAGCCGGATTTGTTATTGTATTTTTAGCCGCGCTACTAGCAATCAATACTATGATTGGCGGATCAAATAGTAGTAAAATACAAAATAATACTATACAAGCTAATAATATGTGGGCTTGGTATCAGGCTAAGAATGTTCGTGGCGTTCTCTACGAGATTAGCGCAGCAGAAGCACAAAAACCAGAAAATCGTGATAAGTTTTTAGCAGAAGCTAAGCGCATGAGTGACGATAAAAAGGAAATCATGGAAAAAGCCAAAGCGCTAGAAGCAGAACGTGATCAAGCTAAGCAGCGTAGTCCTTGGTTTACCTGGAGTGGTAGCGTACTACAAATTAGTATTGTATTATTAACTGCTAGTATACTTGCAGCTAGTATGCCAATGTTTTGGGTTAGCACTGTAGTAGGTGCACTTGGCAGTTTATTAGTTACTCAAGCACTATGGATGTGGATACCATGGTTAGGATAGCCCTATTAACACTACTATTAGCTAGTTGTACTGATATGTACCGTTATCCTTGTCAAAATCCTGATAATTGGGAACATAAGGTATGTAAACGTCCTTATTGTAGCGCTAACGGTACCTGCCCAGAAGATTTAACACCATATGAAAAAGCTAATAACACTAGTAACAAACAACCTGCCAGTGTTAGTGCACCAAAGGATTGCAAATGATTAAAGACCTATGGGAAGGCCCACGTTATACAGAAGATGAGCTAATGGCTAGGCTTAAGTTTTTTATTGGCATGGTACTAGCTCTTACACTATTTGGTATTGTTTTTGTTGTACTCTACAGTCTTATATTTGTTACACAACCTATGAACGGTATAAGTCCAGTAGATAATAAATTTTTTGAGCTAATTATTCCTATTGCTACATTTTTAACAGGCACACTGTCGGGTATTATGTTAGCAAGCGGTGATAAAGAAGCGCAAAAACAGGCACTAGCTGCTGCTAATAAAGGTTGGGATAAACCACCTACTCCGCCACCACAACCAACAGTAACAATTGGTAGCGGTGGTATTACAGTTAGTCAAATGCCACAAAGTGGTAATCAAGGTGTTACCGTAGGTTTTGGTGGAAAACTAATGCCACCACAACCACAATTCCCTGAACTATAAAAGGAAAATTTATGCAAAAATTTTTAATTGCACTTTTTGCTACTAGTCTACTAGTACAACCAGTACTAGCAGCAGAGGCTAAAAAAGACGAGCCACAAAAGAAAGAAGAAAAAGCTCCTGCTAAAGCAGATGCAAAAAAGGATGAGCCTAGCAAAAAAGAAGAAAAAGCTCCTAGTAAAAAAGACGAAGCTAAAAAGGAAAAGGCTTGTATTGATAAGGTAAAAGACGGCAAGCCTGTTATGGGCAAAGACGGCAAGCCTGAACAAGTCTGCAAAGAGGTTAAGGTACACGAGAAGTTGGAAGGCACCAAAGTACCCGATAAAAAGTGAAATTAACCTATAGGCGGCCCATGAGTAAAAGCTCTAGCAAAAAACAGCGTAACTCTAATGTAATACCACTTGAATTTGGTTTTCGTGATGTTAAACCACTAAACTATATTCAAGAAACATACCTACGCGCTATACATGAAAATGATATAGTATTTGGTATAGGCAGTGCTGGCACAGGAAAAACTTATATTGCAGCTAGTTATGCGGCCGGTGAATTATTTCACCGTCGCATAAAGCGTATTATCCTAACCAGACCTAATGTAGAAACTGGTCGTGGATTAGGATTTCTTCCAGGTACACTAGAGGAAAAATACGCGCCCTATTTAGAACCATTTGATGAAATCTTTAGTCGCAGCCTTGGCAAAGGATTTTACGAATATGCACTAAAAAATGGGGATATATTACCTAAACCACTGGGATTTATGCGTGGACTTACTTTTGAAAATTGCATAGTCTTGTTAGACGAGGCTCAAAATGCTACAAGGGATGAGATGAAAATGATCTTGTCACGCATAGGTAAAAACTGTAAAATAATAATAAGTGGAGATAGTGGTCAAAGCGATATTACAAACAGTGGACTAGACGACGCTACACATAGATTACAACATATAGAAGGCGTAGAGGTTGTTAGATTTATGGATAGTGATATAGTACGCAGCCGACTATGTAAAGAAATAATTTTAGCTTATAAGGAATAAATATGGCAAAAACCTACAAGCCTACTAGTGGTATGGCTAGTGCTGCTAGGCGAGCACTTAAATGGAAACAAGAGGGCAAAGCAGGTGGAACACTTGTAGGTTTAGCCCGAGCAAACCAATTAAAAGATCGTGAACCTCTATCAGCTAGTACAGTATTACGTATGTACAGCTTTTTTAGCCGTCACGAACCCGATAAACAAGCAACAGGTTTTCGCAGTGGTGAAGAAGGATTTCCTAGTAAAGGTCGTGTAGCCTGGGATCTTTGGGGCGGAGACGGCGGTTATAGCTGGAGCACTGCTAAACGCAATCAAATTATGCGTGAGCGTGAAGGTAAAGCACTACAGCTAGTAAAACTAACAGAAAAAGGCATGATTAGCGAACCACTGCGTATGATGGCAGCACAAGTAATCGAAAATTATGCTAACCAAAACATCAGTGAAGACCTAGAAGCTTTTGGTCAATTTATGTATCATGCTGAACTACTACGTAACGATCACCTAGATATTTATCTACTAGACTTACACCGTGTAGATCAACCCTATCGTGATATACTAGTTGAAGTATTTCATGAACTAGACAATATGCACGATCCTAATAATGTAGATGAAGAAGATAGTAACTTAGATACACCACTATAAAGCAAAAAGCCCAGTAGATTACTCTACTGGGCTTTTTTTTATGGGCCTGTTGGTCCTGATACTTCTTCTTTTGGCAGTTGTTGTTGTGCTTGCTGCTGAATTTTTGCTGTAAGTGGATTTGCCACTTTAGCGGGTAATTCTTGTAGTGCAGCTAGTATATTGTTAGCTTCATTTATGCTTAAGGTAAATGTTAGTTCTTTTTCCATTACTTTATGGGACAAGCCCCCGTTGAACAATCATCACCAATAATTTCATCAAAACTATTAGCATTTTCTAAATTAATTGATTTTAGGTTGTAAACATAGTCTTTGAATGTTTGTTCATCTACAACTTCTTGTGGAAGGTATAAATAGCCCAAATCTTGAGCTGTTTTAGTAGGATCAGTTCTATAAATAAAACTTACACCTACATAACAATCCCAATTATTTAATAACCAGTCAATAATCTCCGACACTTCACTAGGATCATAACTAATTGTTACTGATGTATTTTGCTGAGTCCAGCTAGTTTGCAGTAATTTATATCGCTCTAGCTGATGTACTGCACTCTCCAAGTTTACTTCTTTGCCACTCTCTTTGTGAAATGGTACATCTTTCCACTCTACTGGAAATGTTACTAGTACACCAGTAGGGTCTGTAGGATGATTAATTACTTTGTATCCAGCATCTCGTAATAGGGGAATCATTGGATCATAAGTACTAAATTGTACATTGTTGAAAATGTACTTGCCTAGTGGCTTGTGCACGCCTTCTGTACAATCCATGATCTTTGACAGTGTTCCCGATGGCTTAACACAGGTAACATTCTTAGGACGTGGTAACCCTAATTCATCGGCCATACTAGTAGCAGCAGCTGTAGCTGTGCGCTTAAGATATTCGTAGTCATAACTATTCATATCTGGACGCATTGCAATACCTGTTAAACCAACCCCGCAGAGACGTAGGAAATAGTTGTTAAGGTGCCATGCTTCTTGTAAGATCCCGTCTTTAAGATTAACACAGGTTTGACGATAATTTGCCCTGGCAGCCAATCTGATCGCATCGTGTAATCCAGCGGTGTCACCTTTAAACTTGGAGATGTCCGTTTCTGTAAGGTTACAGAAGGATTTGTTGCCCAATAGGATTTCGACACATGGATTTGCTCCTTTAAACCACGGAGCACGTCTAAGAGCTTCTTGTTCATTAATAAATCCTGGTTCGCTACCACCAGCTTCTAGCATAAGATTAAATATATGCTTTAGTTCAGCTCGTGTTGGTTTTTCCTTGAATACTAGGCTATTATTCGACTGTTGACGATGTGCACGATCATATAGCCAAAAGTCCTTTTTAGCTACTGCAAATTCTTCCCACTCCGGTTGACCATAATCGAAAAGAGCGATTTCAGCCGATCTACGACTGGACAGGATCGTTCCGAGATGATTAATAATGTCAAGAATATCCATCCTAGTGAGAAGGCTATCAGCCCTACCATTAAGTATGTTGGCAATTGCAACATAAGCTTTTGAGATAGCTGCGTCACCACTGCTAATCCATCCATATCCTTTTAACCTTTCCCCAGCAGGTCTGAGCTCACTAAAATCAAGCACAAGAGTATCAGCAGGGTATTTGCCAGCAAGGAGCTTGCCGATAGATTTAGCCCATGCTTCGGCACTGTCGCCAACTTTAATTGTCCAGGTTTTTGTGGTTGCATCCCAGATCTCAACATTCTGTTCATTTCCACCCTTAGCTGTTCGTTGGCTTTTAACAACTCGAATATTCTTGATTGTTTTTGAGAATCCATTTAGTGTACCTACAATGGGTTTAAAGCCCACACCACAACCTTGAAGTAGTAGCCATAACACATCAACTACATCATATACTGTTTCTACATGTGTAAAACTACAGTTAAACTGCGATGCTTCGCGTGTTTGTGCTACTGGTGTACCGCCTAGCCACAGTGTGCGTCCAGCCATTAATACTTTACGATCTAGCATTAATTGTTTAAGATCGTTTAATTCTTTAATCTCATTAGGTACTAGTGGACGGGCTGCTGCACGTTCCCATAGCCAGCGTTGATGTTCTGTAACGCGTGCTATTGTTTGTTCCCATGTTTCAAATTGTTTACCATCATCACTAGTAGGTCTATTATAAGTCCTCCTTGTAATTACTTGTGCTCGTGTACTTACTTGCATAATTGCTCCTATTTTCCTGTGCTACCAAATCCTCCAGTACCACGTTCTGTATCATTCCAGCTGTCGACAAAATCACATAAGATAACTGGCAAGATAACCAGCTGTGCAATTCTATCTCCAACCTCTATTCCATATCTATTTTCACTAATATTTTTTAGTGCTACTTTTATATTTCCGCGATAATCACTGTCAATAACGCCTACGCCATTAAGCACAATAATTCCGTTTTTACCTTGTCCCGATCTGTTAAATACAAAGCCACCGTAACCCTGTGGAATTTTTATGGCTACACCAGTATCAACAACTTTTGTTTCGCCAGGATAGATTTCCAACTTTTCAGTGCTGCGTAAGTCTGCACCTGCATCAGTAGCATTAGCACGTTTGGGTAGGTAGACTGCGTTATCGACTCTGCACTCTACAACTTGCTTTACGGCTAGATCACGACCGTGATCATAGCTACTATTAATATTTAAGAATTGTGTACTGTATTTCACTTTAATGTTAGTCCTAGTATTTCATCAATATTTTTACAATTTTCTACGCCTAGCGCATCCTTGCAGTAAGTTTGTAAATCCATGAGTTTATAGTTTGTTTCCAGTTGTTCACGACTCTGATTAATGGCTTGAATGTATTTGTACCGACCAGGTAGAGGAATACTATTAATAATATCCCAGGTAGTACCATACTCTTCAACAAGTTGCTGAGCACGTTTAGGTCCAACGCCAGGCACACCAGGCACATTATCGCCACTATCGCCCATAAGACACTTAACATGAATATAATCTGTGGGTTCAAAACTATAATGATCATTCCAGTTTTCATAAGTAGTCTCTTTTCGTGTAACATAGCTAAACCGACCTACACCTGGTTGTACTAGTAGGTCCCAGTCTTTATCACTGCTCATTAACCAAATTTCTGGTATGCCTAGCTTAGCTTTCTTTGATACTACATATGCAGCAATATCGTCTGCTTCTACACCCTGATAGCGTAATACAGGATAGTGTTCACCAAGTAGCTCTAGTGTAGCTGTAAAATCTTCAAAGAATAGCTCAAACTCTGCGCGTTCAGCTTCAGTTTGTTGTTCGTACTTGTCTTTGCGATTTTGCTTGTATAGTGGGTATATATCTTTGCGATAACTGCTTGATCCTTGATCTGCAGCAATAATTGTCCAACGAGCTTTATAGCTCTTGCTAAGACTTTGAACCGTGCGTAGGTAGTCTTCAGCAAAGTTTCTAGCGCCACTATGCTTATAGCGAAAAGCAAGGTTAAGCGCATCTACTATCATCAGTGCGTTTTGATTCTGTTCTATTTGTTTGAAGGTTTTCATGGTATTTTTAGAGTGTAATCTATTATTATATCACACACGCTAGGCAGTGTCAAGACACAAATTTAAGTGTGCTTATGTTAAGCCAATCTTCTAGTAAAAAGATATAAAACTCATAGTCATCAGCATTGTACATTAACCAGCGCTTCTCCAACAATGCGTCATCGTCAAATACCACAGTAGCCACAAACAATTTACTGCGATCATGCTTGAATATAAGTAGTGGTAGTTTGTCTACTTGCGTGGCTTGACGCTGAGTTTGTTGCCACCACTCAATCAGCTGTGGAGTTTTATGTGTTAATAATCCACTATTAATATGATCATCTGCATAGCCTTTTACTTCTACACAAAACCTATTTGTTTGCCCAGGTATGTAGAGATCGCCCTTAAGCTGATGTTTAGGGTCAAGAGCACCTGATCCAGGCACTCGCTCCCAATTTAGGCCAGTGTGCTTACGCAACATATCACGTGCGATAGTTTCAGTGCGTGCACCTTTTTGACGACTATCTACCACTGCAGGCCTCATTAACGTGTTTGGCTAACCTAATCCAATCAATATTGCCTAGTTGATCTGTATATAAATTTTCTTTAGTATTTAAGTCTAGTTGCTCAATCTTTTGTCTATCACGAGCTTGTTTATTTTTTCGCACTTGTGCTATTTTTTGATAGTGCTTCATACTTATACTACGCCTCAATGCGAGATATGTTATTACGTTTAATAACATTTACTTTCTCTAGTAGGGGGTGGCTAAAACCGTGGCTGACTAAAAAGGTATTTAGGTGTTCTTCTTTGAGTAAAACTTCTACCAATTTATCTTTGCCATCTACATCTAGTGCTTCTACAGTTTCGTCTAAGATTAACAAGTTAATACGACTGCTGCTTAAGGTTTGCATTAACTTGCGTATGGCTAACAGTGTAGCTACATTTACACGGGCTTTTTCACCACCACTAAGTGCACTAATATCTATATCGCGACCGTTGTCACTGATAACAACATTTAGTTTATCGCTGCTGTTTACCTTAAAACTAATCTGAAATCTGCCATCACTCAATTCAACTAAATATTGATTAGTAATTTCCTCCAAATCCTTGACTAAGCACTCTATTTTGTATGCTACTAGTCCGGTTGTTGAAAAAGTTTTATTGAGTATATTAACAATATTAATGCGTTCATTAATTAAACCTAGCTGAAATGTATGCTCTTCTAGCTCTTGACGCATATCACCAAGCTGCTGCTTAATAGTGTCTATTTTAGTATTGTGCGCTTTAGCACTACTATTATGTTGTTCACAACGCTGTATTTCTTCACGAGTTTTTGTGATTAGTGTGCTAACTCGTTCATATTCGCGCTGCAAGTCATTTTTGTCTAGTACTTGCTGTGGTAGGTTTTTGTCTATTAACAGGTGTAGCTTTTCCCACTCAGCTTGTTTTGCTAGGCTAGTATCATATTGCTGTTTTTGTTGCTTTATGTCTTCTATAACTACTGCACAAACCACCCCACTAGCTCTAGCTTCTTCAATTTCACTAGTACGCTCAACAATTAATTCATTAACTTTTTCTTCATTTATTAAACTAAAGCAAGTTGGACAAACACCACTTAATTTATTTAGTTTTTCAATAAATGATTCACCATCACGTATTGTGCGCAGGTGGTTTGTATATTCTGACTCCATAAGCTGCATACGCTTTACATCAGGAGCTTGTGGAGCATCTAGTAGTGTTATATTGTTTAATTGTTTTTTATAAGTATTATTTTGATTGATCTGCTTGTTTAATTTGTCAATATTACTAATTTGTGCCTGCACCTCTACTAGCTGAGGTTCTAGTTGTTGATCTAGTACTGGTACTGCTACTTCTTGCTTATAGCTAAGATTAGTATTAGCATATTTGTCCAACCAAGCTTGTATTGTAGTAACTTTACCTTGTATTCCACTTAATTCTTGTTTAAGATCTGTACCCAACTCCTTAAATATTTCACCAGCTTTAGTATATTTAGTTAGGTTAAGTATTTCTATTAAAAACTTTTTGCGTGCTGTATCTGCACTAGTTAAGAACTCTAGGCTATTAGCATTGCTTTGATAAACAATCTGTGCAAAACTTTTATGATCTATGCCTATAATATCTTCAATCATCTTATAGGTTGTAGTAGCGGTATGCCCACTAATATCCCTACCATCTTTTAATAGTTTAACAGTTTGTTGTGCGCCGCGAACTGTTTTTACTGTATAATCACTATCATCACGACTAAAATCTAGTTCAATTGTATAAGTTTTATCTTTAACGTGACGATTTAGTATATCGGCTTTTTTAATGCCTTTGCTGTTTTTGTTGTAGAGTGCTTCTTCTAATATAAGTGCTATACTGCTTTTACCGTGTCCATTTCTACCTACTAATTGCGTAAGTGGAGCGTGTACAAAGTTTATCTTGTTATTAGCACCATAACTAAAAAGATTACTCCAACGTAGTTCTTTTATTGTTATCATTGCCCCAAAACTTTCGCTTGTTTAAAAATCCCAGTTGTTCTATTAATAATACACAGTCTCTAGCACTATTTAATTCACTGTGCCATAACTCTTGTGTGCCATGCTTACGTTCGCTAATTATTTTAGCTACATATATCATATTAGGATGTTCAGTCATCAGTTTCAATTTTAGCTAAGTGTGCTTGCAGTTCTAATACAGTTTGTTCAACCGTTTGACTGCCCAATTGTAGCACATAGGTTAAATACTCACGAACTTCTTCGACTAGTGTCATTTCATTATCAAGCATTAATTGTACATCTGTACTCCGCTTAATAACTTTGCGATCAATTAACTCATTATCTTCTAGCTCACCCAACTCCTGCATATCACCCTCAACTTGATAAATTGTATGATGATACGGTGTTGGCGGTTTAGGGTCGCTTACTCCAACTGTCAACCTTATTAACTGTGGAACTTCCAGCTTTAGCCAACTATGTGTCAATGTTTCAGTATCAATTAAGATAACACCAGTGTCAACTGGTTGACGGTGAAAACTAGTAGTAACAGGGCTACCGGGATAAAGAATATTAAGTTGACAATTTTCATAACTGTGTAAGTCTCCGGCTAAGACAACATCCCAGCCGCTAAAAATATTTAAATCTACTTCAGGCGTTACATGTGGTGGTATACTACCACGAACGTGTGTACACAGTATCTGTCCGCCATCTGGCCACGGATTGTTTTGTTCAAAATCTTTTAGTTTGTTGTAGGGAACAAACTCTACTCCATAATCGCTGTAGTAATCATCTATGACTATAACTTTACGATTCATCTTGTTAGTAGCTTTAGCTAAATTAGTCATAAAAGTAGTTGATTTTTTAACTGCTTCATGATTACCGCTGTATATAATAGTTGGTATATTACAATTGCCGATTAGGTCAAAGTATATCTCTAGTTCTTCCATACTAGGCAGTTTGTCAAACACATCACCACCTATAACAAATACATCAGCCTTGGCTTGTTTTTCTGCTAATTGTTGCCATAGTAAGTTATATCTGTTTCTAGCCCAGTCTTGTGGTACGTTTTTCTGCCCTAATTTTATGTGTAAGTCTGCTGTAAATAGTAATTTCATTTAATCAATGCCTTTCCAGCCATTTACGGTCTTTCTTTTTCCTAGTAGGACTGAGCATAAATTTCCATTTGGTAAATTATGTTGTTTGGAAAATTCTAGCGTATTTGTTACTGTATAAATAATTCCATTTGGTGACATTATTTTTCTATATTGTTTACCCTGACTAATAGCACTAGCCGAATTTTTATATCTTTCTTTGGAAGATATGCTTAGCACTTTAGCAGATATTTTGGGATATTCTTCGTGTAGCCATAGATGTTGTGCACCCTGACCAATTTTTTTAATAGTATCTAAATTTATCTTTGTAATAGTTGATATTTGTTTATAGCTATTATTAACATCAGCTAATAATTCAAAAGCTAATTTTAACTGATCTTTAGAATACTTTGATGCTGAATTATTAGTGCCTATACCTACGCTATATCCGCCCGATATAATATTTAATCCATTATCTATAGAATCAAATTCTTTAATAAATAATTCCTCAAAATAATTTAAATCATCTTTACTGTTTTTAATTCTAAATAATATTTCTATATTAGGTAAAGCATTATATTTTTCGTATTCTTGCAATATTTTATAATTACAATGAATCTTTTGTTTTATCTCATTTATATGTTTATTGTATCTTGTATGGAAATTTACTGTTTGACCTATATATGGATAGTTAATATCCCAATATAATATATAAATACAAGATATACTATCCATAAAATCCTCCAAAGAATTAATAAAATAGCCCGTATACTTTATACGGGCTATTTTATTATTAACCTAATTCTTTTACTGCTTCTTGCTCTGACGCATCATTACCATCTTCATCATTTTGTGTGTTAATTTTTTCTAAAAGAGCCTTAACTTCGTCTGCTGTAGGCCTTGGAAACTTTTCGTCTATGTTTTGTGCAGAATCCGCGGCAGCTCTTTCTTCTGCTGTAAGAGCGCGTGGTTTGCAGCGCAATACCTGTAAGGTATATTCAACATTAAATGCTAGTGGTCCAGTTTTAGTACGTTTAAACACCACATCCCAACCGGTATCGTAGTCAGTTGGGTCATTTAAATCTTCAGCTGCTGTTAAGATTTGCTCAAATAACTTCTTTTTAAGATTAAGCGCCTTAACTTTACCATCTTTAGGGTCGATACAATTGATCGAATAGCTCCAGCTGCATTTAAGTTCAGGATAGAAGTCAGGCACATGATCTTTTTCCATGTTATCAAACTTCTCTTTTTCACGGCTAAATGCCAAGCACTCAACAGGGATATCCTTGTTATTAGTGCCCTTAATCCAGTAAATATAACGTGGCAAAACTCCGCCAATTAACCTAACTGTATTTTCGCCATCTTTATATTCGTAAGTTTCTACTTTATTTGTTACAGCTTTGCCTTTTGTTTGTTTAAAGCTAAGTGCCATATTTATTCCTCGTATTTGAAGTGTATTCGTTTGTTTTTTATTTCTAGTAGCGGATTATATTT